TAGCGGAATTGTTCTGACTGGTCGTCCCTGCGTCTTTATACGAAAGGCTGCCAGCAGAATGTTCCGCTATTATTTTATCTATGGATTCTTTTCCCCCGGCCATACCCGTTTTGAACCAAACCACACCATTGTCGTTTGATACCTCAAGTACAACGTAGTAAGATCCTAAGTCTCCATCTATACGGCACAATACCGATTTCCCGTGATACCTTCCACTTAATGCGTCACCTCTGCTCGATAGGGCAGGATTATGCAGCACATCCAAATGGTTTTCGATATCATCCATCTGTTCTTTGGTAAGCACGTGCCCCCTGTGCCGTGTTGTTGCGTGGCTAACCTGTTCTTCCGAATAAGATACACCGAATTCCCCGGTGTATCTTATTTTATTGGGCTTTTCGCCTGCTGTCTTTCCAGCTTTGATTCTATCCATAAATTGGGAAACACTGGAAATTCCGGACCGGCTGACGTCGAAGGCAGCCATACCGTAGGCTCCTTCTCGGATTCCCACGACTTCCCCCGCTTTTACCATGGCCAATTTCAATGGCACGCCATAATTCTTATGGAAGTTCTCTGCGATCTTTGCCAAGACTAAGGCGGAGTCTCGCGCGGCTTTGGTGACGGCGCCGTTTCCTGCGGCTTTGATTTCTTCAAGAAGCGGCTTGTAGGCTTCTTCATAGGTCTCGGGATCCAGTAGTGTCTGCGCGATGAGATCTTCTTTGTTTAAGGATTTCAGCGTCTCACTCACTCTCTCGATGGACTCGACTCTCTTCTTGGCTTCTTCGATCTCTGCAATGGCAGCTTTCGATTCTTCATCGCCTTTATCATTCTCGGCAATGATTTTTTCTTGGGCGATATCGTAGAGTTCACGCTGGTTTGGTGCTCTTCCGTATGCACCATAAAAATCCTGATACCAATCTGGGTTCTTGGAAACTCTGAGATGTACCCGATCTTTCCCTTCCCCGACGTCGAACATATCGACGCCTTTTTCATTGGATGTGTTGGCGTCCTGTGTCTTTCTCCGTTCCATGTAGTCCTGGAGTTCTTTGACGCCGGTCAGCTTTCCCCATGCGTCTTTGGCTTCCTGGAGGATGGTCTTGCAGGTGTCTTCGATATGATCTAAGCCGCCGGAAAGAATTTCTCTTGCGGTGTCCCTATCTTCTCTTCCAATATCGGTATCATCGGAGAAGTGGTCGTTCAAGATTTTTTCTGTAGCGGCCGCTTCTCTTTTTTCGCGTGTCATGGTGACAATGTCGATCATGTCTTTCATGCGCTGGCGTTCTTCTCGGATGGCATGGATCGTTTTTTCTCCTTTGTCCATGGTGGTGTAGTCGGAAAGGGCTTCATGGGTCTCGGGGGTGGCGGTCTGCATGTATTTCCCGGTCTCTACCTCTAAGGGCTTGCCGGTCTTGATGGCGTCATCTAATTCTTTAGCGGTGATCGTGCCATCTTCTACGAGCTTGTTTAAGGCATCGTGTGTCTTTTCATTTTCGGCCGCTGCGGAAGCGTCGATGTAAAGCGTGCCGGAGCCGGTATGATCGAGCTGGTTCTGCAGTGTCTTCCGGTAGGTTTCCGGTGCTTTTTTGTAAAGGGATGATTCGGAGCGGAGATCCATGAGTTTCTGCAGCATGGATCTTTCGTTCTCACGTTTGAATTCGATAACGGCGTCTTTCATTTCGGAGAGACCAGCGATTCTCTTCATGGCTCTATGGGCCCCTGCGCCTGCTAAAGCAGCACCGCCGATCGACATACCAACAACGGAGGGGACAGCTTCGATCATGGCGTCCAAGGCATTCCCCATCATCTCTCTTACGGGAACAGTTTCTTTCCCAAAGAGGTTCGTATCGATATCTGCGGAAAGAGACTGCAGGCCTTCTTCGGCGATCTCAGGCGCCGCCACTTTGGCGAACTGTTTCGCACCGTATCCGATGGCTTTAGCTCCTACGGCTGCTCTCCCTGCGCCGATCAGTTTCTTCATGGCGGCTTCGTTCTTGATGACGGCTTTGGCTGCGTCGCTCCCCCAGACTCTGGTGATGCCCTTGAGTGCGAGCTCCCATGCACCGGTTTCAATGGCTGCATTGATCCTTCCGACTCTCTTGGCATGGCCAATGGCCTGCTCCCGGGTATAAACAGATTTCCCGTTTTTATCCTTTTTGGCGCGCCAATCCCAATACGCCTGTCCAGCTTCTGCTCTATAGGTTCCTGTGAAGACGGAAGCAGTGCCTAAGGCGATGAGCCCTGCCAGTGCGGCCGCTCCTGTGACGGCTGCTCCTGCCACAGCTCCCGTGGCTCCTACGGCGCTCGCTGCAGATGCAGCGCCTAAGGTGGCGATCTGCGGCAGGTTTGTTTTGGTAGCAGCTAAGATAGGCTGCGCCAATGGGGCGATCGGAGCGATGATTTCTGCTGCGCCGCGCATGATCATATTCTTCTGCATGGAAAGCTGGGAGATGGTTTCCCCTACAATCTTGGCCACGTAGGAGTCCCCGATTTCTGCGTTGTATGATTTCTGGACATTCATCAGTCCTGGAATGGCTTTCTCTACTTCTTCATCGGAGATTTCCCCGATGGAAGCTTTGTACATGAGTTCGCTCTGTGCGTCAAGGGCCTGTCCGGCTTCATAGGCGGTGCCCACAAAATGGGTGCCGGTGTCGTAGAGGTAGCCAATGACGTTGGAAAGGTCGGTGAGCTTGCTTTCCGGCATGGTATAAACCGCCGCGCCCTGCGCTGCTGCTTCGCGGTTCTTCAGGATATTGGTATAGTCCTTCAGGGCAATGGTGGTGGCCACGGGGTCTTCCGTGTCGAGTTCCGGGTAGAGTTCATTCAAGGTCTTAGCAGAAAATGGCTGGTTGTTCAGCGCGGCCGCATTCCTCTGTCTCTCATAGGTGGTGACAGCTGCCTTGTACATATCCGGATCGGAGGCAATCAGCTGTGGGGCAATGCCTAGCGCACTTCCAAGTTTCTCAGACTGTTCGAGGCGGTTATCATCCGGTGCGCTGTTCCCAAAGAGGTTCTTATATACGTCGGTAGATTTCACGAGGTCTTTTGCGGATTCCCACTGGGCTTCTACGGTGTCAGTGAAGCCGCCTAAGGGCAGGATCTCTCCATCCTTGACGGATTCCATATTATCCTTCTTGGCCTGCTGCTCTTCAGTCAGCTGAATGCCGCCAAACTCCGGTGTCGGTCTCACCTGGATGGGTGTGTAGTCCTTTGGCTTAACCCCATGCAGCACGCTTCCTAAAATTTCTTCGTCCATTGTGATTCCTCTCAAATATCGAATACGCTTAATTCTCCATTGGAAATCTGTCTCATCTGTTCATCAGATACCCACTTGGTCTCAGTCTTTCCGTTCCCGTAGTCCACGTCAATGTAGAAACCATTCGGATTTCCATCTTCGTCTACGGCCCGCGACGTTTCCCTGATGTGATCGTTGTAGGCCTGTGCTTTGCTCATGGTTGGAGCTTCGTAGTCATCCCCGAAAAGGTTTACACCGAAGATGTTAATCCCGCCGATTTTCGTTTTACCAGTGCTGTCGAGGCCTTCTTTCCCGATCACATCGTAGTAGATGGTGCGGAGTTCGTCATTATCAGGATCTCTCCCCTGCTCGTTTTTGAAATCCATAATTTCTCTCTTAATGAGCATTTTCGCTGTCGAGGTGACGGCGGAGGTATTGGTATAGCACATGGCCGCAATGGCAGCGTCATCGTCCGGGATCTTGACGGCAAAGGTTCCCACGCCGTTTCCGCAGTCGATGACATCTTTCCGAATCTTGGCGTCCTGTTCTGCAGTGAGGTAGACGCCTTCTTCCTGCAGGTCTTTGATGGTGTTGTCTAGGTCTTCGATGGAATTGATTTTCGTCCCGATAAATCCTTCTAAGGCGTTGAACTGTTTCTCTTTGAGGCAGCCGCTGGTATCAAGTCCTCTGCCTACATTGGCAGCTCTGTTCTGTGATTTTTCATAGGTTCTCTTCTGATTCATCAGACGGCCCAAGAGTGTGACGCCCGCCGAAGAGTCCTTCAGCAAGGGATCATTATTCACAATATCCGCGGCGTACTCATAAGCCTGCCCCGGTGTGGAACCGTTCTGCTCCATTTCGAGGATGCCTTTGGTGATGTTCTGCACTCTGCTCTGGATGTAAGCCACTTGGTTCGAGCGGATCTCGGCGTACTGCTGCTTTAAGGCAGCATCGCTCTTGTCCTGCAGCTCGGCGCGTTCTTCATCTGACATGTCGTCCGCCGCTTCGCCCTTGGCCTCGGCTACGGATCCGTAGCCGATCGGTTTCCCGAACCATTCATTCCACTCGTCCATGCTCCCGATGTGGATACCGCCGGAGGAGTTTCTGGCCATGTACTGGCCGTTCCCTAAATAAATGCCGACGTGCTTTTCCCCGTCGATGAAATCCCCGGCCTGCGGCTCGTACCCGTCACCCGCCTTGTGATAGGCGTCTCCGAAGTCGGAACCGTGCGTGATTGTCCCGTCCGGGAAAAGGCCGGTCTTGGCATAGACGTCAGCGGTCCATGAATCGCACTGGATGGTGGGATCTTTAGTGACGCTTCCCATCCACTGGTCGCCTTCGGTGTAGTTGTTTCTGGCAAATTCCGCGATCTGGTTTCCCGTGACGCTGCCTTTCCCCTGAGAGGCCGGCGCGGGGTGGTCTTTCCTCCATGCATCCCGGAACTGTTCCCATGTCATGGTAGTGAGGTTCAGCCCGTTTCCTTTGACGTAGTCTTCGGCGCTGCTTTTGATTTCCCGCGTCATTTTCTTCTGAAGGAACTGGTCTTTGTAAGCCTTGAGTGTCGGTTCGTCTATCCCCTGTGATTTCATGTAGGCGATGGCATTGAGGCCTGCGCTGTAGTCGCCAGTGGTGAGATAGGACTGCATGATTTCTTTGGCTTTATCGTTCTTCAGCGCTTTCATTTTGACGTCAATGGCTGCGCTATCCATGCTGAGGCCTGCCAGAATGGCAGTGGTGTTCTTCTCCCAGCTTCCGAAGTTCGTGATGAGGGAGTCGGGGTCTTTGACGGACTGGTTCACCATGTTGCCGGTCATCAAGGAAATCTGATTTCCCGCGTAGTCTTCCATCTGCTTTCGCTGGTACTTGTCGATCATGCGAAGGTTCGAGGTCTGAGACTGTGCTCTCTGTTCCCCGAAAGCTCGGACGGCGTAATCAGAAGAGATACCATGATCCTGCAGGACCTGCTGATAAATCTTCTGCTCCTGGTCGGTGTAGTCTTTCTGCAGGTTCTCGGCAGCCTTGCCCTGATGGGTATTGAAAAGGCCGGTGTTCTCATCGTCCATAAGGGAATTGATGCGCTGCTCGTAGTCGTTCTTTGCGTCGAAGATCTTATCGTTCTGGTCTTTCAGCCATACCTTCCCCAGCATGTCCGATACGGCACCTGCAGCCTTCCCTAAGGTGGTAAGTCCTGCGGTATTCCCTCCTGCGCTTTCTAGTGTCGTGGTCGGGATGATCTTCCCTTGCATGATGTTCTTATTGATATCCCCTGAAAATTGAGAGAGTTTCATGCTTTACCTCCCGATCTTGAAGCCGCCTAGCCATGAGTAGGGACTCTTGGTCAAGGAAAGTTTTTGCGGCTTGTACTGATTCATGGCATATACCTGGTCTTCCATGGTCTCCGGCATTCCGCTCATAGCCGCCTGGTGGTGAAGTCCACCGGAGGCTGGCGGCGCGGAAGTTTTTGTGCCCCCATAGGTCTTGGCTACGCCGTAGATGGAAGCAGCCGTGGAAAGGAGGGTGCCAAACATGGCCTGCTTCCCCTGCTGCCCGGCGTTGTAGGCAGCAGCTCTTGCGCTGTTTGCCTGATTGATATAGTTCACTTGATTGATGTAGGCGCTCTTGGTGTCATTTCTCTGATTGCCTAAAAGATTCATGGATGAATTTCTCCATTCGTCAATCGTGGCAGCGTCCATGTCCTGCACGGATCCGGAGCTAGTGAGGCCGCTTGCTCCTGCTTCTGCCGCGTGCTGGCCAATGACTAATCGTCTTCTGGCGTCAAGCTGCTGCTGTTTCTGCAGGTACTTGTCAGAAATCTGCTCTCTCTGTTTGTCTGCGATTCTCGCGTTCTGCTCTGCGGCTTCTGCCTGAGAATTGTAATAAGCAGACTGTGCTTTGGCCTGCTGATGGGCAGAGGCCATGGATGTGATGCCCTGCGCGGCGGTTAAGCCGATCAGGGCGGCGGATACGCTGCACATAGTTACTCCTTTAATGTGAAGCGGACGAAGGTTTTCCCGCCCGTTTCTACTTCATCGCCGAACTCCGCTCCCATCTTTTTAATGACGCGGAGGGCTTTGGTGTTGTCTTTGGAAATGTAATTGGTAAGGACTTTGTATTTCTTCAAGCTGTCCTTGATGTAGTCTTGCATGCAGGCGACCAGGGCTTTCTTGTGGCGCTCGCACATAGTAGTTCCGAGCATCCAGATGGAGCATCCCTCCGGGCATAGGCCGATTCCGAAGGCAGCGAGCGGCATGCGCTCATGAATGGCATAGTAAGCTTCTATGGAAGTTGTCATGCTTTCATAGAGGCCGCCATAAGGCATGCGCCCCTGGGCTTCTAATTCTTCTCTGTCTTCTTTTCGCATGTTTCCCGCGAGGATCTGGGATAAAAGGTCGGCCATGGCAAGGCTGTCAATGGTGCGGATGTCCACGCCGTAGTAGCTGTTATTCACTGACGATCACTCCTCTGATCAATGCTGCCAGGTAGAAGGGGTAGGGATCGGAAGAGATGATGATGACTCGTCCGTTCTTCTCTACGCCCTGGTTGGGTATGGTGATTTCTTTATCTCCTGTGTAGAGGCGGATCTTCTGATCGGAGAGCTCCTCGTACTTGATGGTGTCATTTCTTCCTACGCCGTTTCCGATACTGCCGCCTAAGGTGTGCAGCAGTCTTAGGGAAACGGTGCGTACGTTTTTATATCTTCCCTGCATGGTGCCGTTCTGTGCCTGGATTTCTACGTTAGGCAGTTCGATGGTCATCCGGTAGGGGTAGCCGATGATCATGTAGGAAACTTTGGTGGGAAGTGTCACTGTTCCTTCTTTGATTTCTACGTCTTCGAAGAATTTCCCGTCTGCCAATACGGAAACTGTCCCGGTGATCCAGTCGACTGACGCTGCATCGTCAGGCTCATCAAAGGTGAGGACTTTGGAGCAGTCGGTCATGATGTAGTCTTTCGGATCTTGGGAGTCTTTGTCTGTTCCCATCTTCTCGATATAGGTTTTACCGTTTCTTTCGACGGCGGTGTAGACTTCGTCGGTCTCTTCGGCTGCCACGGTGCATACGGAAAGATACTTCCCTTTTGTGATGATATGGGACCATGCATAGACTTTCTGGTCATTGATGTAGGCGAGGCAGATGATTTCCCCGTCGGAACGGACGAAATACAGTCTGGAGTCGGGATCCTGCATATAGGCAGCGTCTACGATGGTCTTTCCTCTCAAAAGGTGCTTGGCCAAAAGGGTAAGGTCCATGCCGTCGTAGGAATCGGTCTCGAAAGAGTAGGCCATGTCTCGCACAGTCTGGGACCGTTTCTGCACGTAGATCAGACGGCTGCCGATGGAGATAGGTTCGACTTCCGTGCATCCGCGGAAGGTCTGCGCCTTGTTGGTGCATTTGGACGGTGTGACGGTGCTGCCGCCGGAAACGATCCATTCATTGGAGTCGGTCAAGACGAAGAGGTCGCTGGCCGGGCAGATGTGCTTGATCTCCGCCTGCTGACGGGAAATAAAGGAAAGGCAGATGGCGCTGTCGTCTGTCACGGTGCCGGAGACTTTTTCGACGGAGAAATTGTTGTAGTCTCCAGTCTTGCTCATCCATAGGACGTATGGCTGCGTCTTCGTCCCGGCAAAAATCAATCTATCTTGGAAGAATCCCACGGTCCTTGGATAGCCGTATTTTTCGTTCCATGCGCCGAAGGAGTAGCTGTCGACTTTCCCCGCCTGGCCAATGACTTTTTTCACAAGGCAGGTGGCGCTGGTTGCTGAATTCACAGTTTCGATCTGAATGATACCGGACTTGGTGTAGGCGGTCGATGTGAGATCGGCTTTACCGGCAGTGGTGACAAGTCTCATTCTGACATTATCTGCTTCATCGACGGTGCCGGATTCGCTGACGTTGTTGTCGTCATTCGATTTGTATGTCCTGAAGTCTTTCCATTCGCCGCCATTCGTGGATTTCTGGATGACCACCTGTCCCGTCCATGTGCCATGGGTGATGATCTTCCATCCGTTTCCTACCGGTATGGGATCTGTGGTCATGGCCCCGCTGGCGGTGACGGACTTGGAAGCGATGTCCTGAGAAATCTTCATCCACATGCCTTTCATATCAGAGGAAAAGAATGATTTGTCGGACGAAAGAGTGACTTCTCCAGATATTCCGGAGACAGTCAGTGTGGGCTCATCCATGGATTTGACGGCCACCCATCCTGGATTCCCTTTGTTATAACTTCCCTGCCCGCCATTGCCGTAGGAGATGCCTGCTTCACCCGCATGCCCCGTATATACGATGTAGTGTCTGTGCGGTCTTCCTGTTACCCTAGCTTTACCGGTGAATGTACCCAGTTGTCCCCCGCCGCCCCCCTGCGCGGTGAGTCCGAAGGCTGTGGAATTTCCACCGGAATTCCCCGGTGATCCTTTTTCACCGCCGTCCCCTACGGTGATGGTGTAAGTGGTATTTTCTTTGCAGTAGACAGTCTGCGATACAGCAGCACCATTCCCGCCGATACCTCCGGCAGCTTCTACCGTACTTCCGTCCTCTTTGTATCTGCTGTCTCTGTAGTGGCTCACGGTATCGGCTCCGCCGCCACCGCCGCCCGCTACGGTCACAGTATAGTTCCCTGTCTTGTGGCATTCCCATGCGTATGTTCCGGCTTTATTCCATGTCTCGTCTACCACGTTGTTACTAACGGTTAAGGACTCATCGAAGTACTGACTATTCATCACCATTTTTTCGAAGCGCCAGTCGGTGTCAGAATAGTGTTTGAGCTGCATGACGGGATGTGTGCCGGAGGCGATGTACATGATGTCGGCGCTCTGGCAGGTGCGGAGCTTAGGAAGTTCGGATTCCTTGTAAGGCGTCACGATTTCCTGATTGGTAAATTTTCCGTCCTTCCAGATGCGGATATACCCTTCTCCTACTTCAAGGAGAAAGGCATGGTTCACGGTAGACTTGAATTCAATCAGACGAACTTTATTCTTCTTGGCCATGCCGCAATATATGGATCCGGGCCTTTTGTATACAGCGCCATAAGGCCTGATATAGCAGTTCTCGGCCTGCAGTAAAGCGGCCTGGTATTTCTCCATATCTATGCGGCTGGCGACTTCAGGGGATACTTCGCCGGTTGCAAAGGATGACTGCATGAGATAGATGGTTTCTCTCATCGTTACCTCCTTGCGTCAAAGTACTTGGTGGGATAAGAAGGCTTGTGGTGGTTCTGGATCGCAGAGGTGTACATGGCCTGCTGGATGGCAATCTGGTAGAGCTGGTACTGTGACTGTGCCATGTTCTGGCTGCCGCTTAATGGCATGGCAATGTGACTTGCTAATTTGTGGGCCAGGGCTTCGGCAAAGGAGAAGTCGAAAAGTTCAGCGTTTTCGATATCTGCGGTGTAGTCCATCCATGCATCTTCGATGTCTGCCATGATGATCCTCTGACTCTCGTTCATGAGAGCGATCTGAAACTCGTGGTATGTATCATCTTTGGCAGATTCATCCGTTTCAATGATGTCGCCGTTCTTGTTGTAGAGCTGGCGGACGACTAAGCATTTCTTTGGCAGTGCATAGGCAAATTCCCATTTCGGGACAGTGGTGTCTACTAGTGCAAGTTTTTCCGATCTTTCTGCGAAGCCCCAGCGGAATGAGGAAAGAAGGTTTTTTCTTGTCAGTTCATAGTAGAGTTTGCACTGACGCGCTGCCTCGCTGTCTTCGTCGATGGAAGCGATCTGCCCCTGTCCGATTGAGGAGAGGGCGATGTTGCAGATATCTGTGCTGTACATGGTTCCTCCTAGTGTTTCTTGATGAGATCGATGAGCTGTCTCTTGGTCTTTATGTCCCCTTTGATCTCGATGCCTTCTTTCCAGCAGAGGGCGCGGAGTTCATTGGGGGAAAGGTCTTCCAGTTTTCCTTTCCCGATCTCACCTAAGTGGATCTCTTTCATTCAAGCTCGCTGTCCAGTGTGAGGGCGATGGTGCACTTGCCGCTGGTAGGGCCGGTAACGGAGATGCCGTAGAATTTCTTTGCACCGTAGGGGACTTTGATAAAGCCCTTCTGTGCGCCTACCGGGATTGTCAGTGTGCAGAGGGTGGCCGCACTATCCAAAGCGGCGCTGTCTGCCGTCTTCAGCGTGATCACGGCGGCCGCCGTAAGTGGAGAGGCGAATTTGGCAGCGAGAAAGAGTTCATCGCCTGCGTTCCCTCCCATGCCGTTTGCGATGACGTCCGGGGTGGTGGATACGTCTTTATCGAAAATGAATGCGTTTTCTTTGTCGTAGATCATGGTGTCCTCCTTATGCTTCGGTAATGAGTGGCTCGGTATCCTTCAGGGCGTCTTCCTTGTATACCGGGATGCCGAAGAGTGCGAGCACAGAAGTACCGTTCGCGAAGTCCTGACGGGTGACGTGGACGTGGCTCTTGTCCATGAGGTAGGATTCGAGGAAGTCGTAGACTTTCTCGGATACGTAGATACCCAGCTTCATGTTTTCGCCCTGGATTCTCCTGAGGGAGTTCTTCGCGTAAATGAGCTGCTCCATGAAGCTCTTCTTCTGCGCGTCGGTGGCTTTGAGAAGAGTAGCGGTATCGATGTTTCTGACGGCTGCCACCATGCGAGGATCCGCCACCATGAGGCCCGGCTTCCATGTGAAGAGAGATTCAAGTGCCTGATAGGAGCCGCCTTCTGCGTCTTCTACGGTGCGTTCTCCGAGGTCTCTCATCTTAAGGCCTGCGTAACCGTACTTCGGGTAAATGCCAGAGACGCTGTTGCTCCATCCGATAAGCCAGACGGAGGAAAGGGCGCCGCTGGTCTTGCCGCCTGCGTCTCTGACCTGATAGGAGTAGTCTCCTTTGTTTCCGCCGAAGTGATCGTAGCGTTTAGCGAAACCGTTGAATTCGTCGAGGTTCTTGTCGGAGTCGCCGTAGAAGATCATGCTGGCGACTTTTTCAGAAAAGCCTTCGATATGCGCGTCGTCTTCAGAGCGACGGAATGCCTGCGGATCCGGTTCGAGCTGAAGGAGTTCGATGTCGACGCGGGAGCGAGCTTCCAAAATGCAGCAGGTGTCTCTTACCTGTTTGGTGCTGGACTTGGTCGGCTGCACGCCTTTATTGATGGCGCGAAGGGATGGTGTCGGGATGGAGGTTCTCTGCGTGGTCTGGTTACCGGTCGGCAGATTGCCCTGTTTCCACTTGATGTCGTCCATGATGGGGTTGGACTGTTTTAATACTTCGATGATGTGATCAATGGTGCCGTCCGGTGCCTGACGCTTTCGGAGGTCATTGAAATTGAGTGCAAGGTTTCCAATGGTTGCCATGGTTTATCTCCTTATCTTTTTAATGATTCCCAATCGGTATTGGGGTATGGATTGTCTTCTTTGGTGGCGGCTGCTGTATTGGTCTTGATTCCGCTGTCTTCGGAAATCAGATCGCCAAGGATGGCGAAGGCTTTCAGCATGGGAAGGGATGAGAATACAGCGGATCCTGCGAAGGAGTCTCTGATGCCGGGGATCTGTCTCTCGAGGTAGTTCATGAGGACTCCGGCTCTTGCGACGGTGGGTTCGAAGTCTTTTCCCAGTTCTTTCATGGCCTCTGCAGCATTGGCATCTGCCTCTTCCTGCTGCGCCTTCTGGTAGGCTTCCCCGACTTTGCCCGCCCAGTCATAGCCAAATTTGGCCAGTTCGTTTGCCTGGTCATTGGTGAGGTTCATGCCTCGCGCGAGTTCGCCGAAGGAGTCGGCGGTGTCCTGGTCGAGTTCCATTCCTTCTGGAAGGGATGCAGTAAAGTCATAGGTGTCCGGAGCACCTGTGGCTTTCCCTGCTCCTGATAACAGGGTGCCGCCGGATGGATTGTTGCCCTGCGGTGTCTGCTGGTTCTGGTTTCCCTGGGCTTCTGCGCCCTGTGGGTTCTGCTGATTGTCTGTCGGTGTGTTCTGTGGTGTCTGCTGATCGGTTCCAGTGTTCATGTCATTGTTCTGGGTGTCCATGTTCAGTCCTCCTTGTTGAATATCCGGTTCTGCCGGATCTTGAAGTCTATGAAATCTTTGTCAATCGCCTGCAGCGACTTATGTCCTTCTTCAAGGCCTAGGGTGTCAAGGATCAGGTTGGTGATTTCGATGCCGACTTCTCTTCTTCCTTCGCGGAAATAGGTCTCGGCATTCCCTGTGTAGGAGCTGGTGTTGAGTCCGCTCATATTGAGGATCCGAGAAAGGATCCACCTTCCTTCTTCGGTCTTGACGACTTTCTGGATGGCGTCTTTATCTTTGTCTTTCTGACACTGCTGAAAGTATTTCTGCCAGCGGGCATCTCTGGAATTTGGGTCTACGATGGCGTGTTTCATAATACGGATGGTCCTCCTGGCCCGTTGACGCCTAATAGATTCTGCAGAGCGGGGTTCCCGTTCTGCGCGGCGTCAGATAGGTTCTTGGCTGCCTGTGCGACAGGGGCCAGTGCCTGCGCCTGTGCGAGCTGTTTCTGCTCTTCTTCCTGCTGCATCATGGCCTGCTGTTCCTGCTGGATCAGCTGCTGGGCTTCTTCTGTGCTTCTCTGCATGGCCGCCGGAGCGCCTAAGAGGTCGAAGTATTTCTTGACGGTACCTAAGGGATCTACCATCTTCAGGGACTCTGGATAGAGCTGCGCCATTTGACCTACGAAGGCGAGGGCCTGCTCAATGTTCACAAGGCCACTCATCTTCTGTGCCTGGGCGAGCGGAGAAATGTATTCAATCTTCACGTCGGCTTCGGAGAGTTCGGCTGCGAGCTCATCCGGAATGGGTGGGAAGATGTTGTTTCTCTCAAGGATGTTGTAAACCCGTTCGATGATGGGGGTTAAGAATTCGTCCTGGAGTCTTTCGACGACTGGACCCAGCTGCTGCAACTTTTCCTGCTGGCGTTCCATGACTTCCCTCGCGGTCATCTGCGGGGTATCGATGGATTCGAGCATGAGGAAGAGGTCGGCGCTATAGGTCCTCTTGATGGTGTCTTCAAGTCTCTGGATTTCCTGCGCCATCCATTGCAGGTTGGTCGGCGCCTGGAACAGGGGAACGACGCCCTGCCCTCCCATCTGGGTATTGGTGACGGTGACGCCGCCTGGATAGCAGTTGACGCCGCTCTGATAGGTGCTGGCATCCGTTGTCAAAGGCGGCTTGACGGTAAGTTCAATCGCGGTCAAGAAGTCTTTCTTCATGATCTGCAGGGACTTGGCATCGCCTTCTGCGTACCATCCGGGCCCTTTCCCGTAGGAGTCGTTTCCTGTGACCTGGTATCTGGCCACCAACACGGGGCATTCTTCAAAGCCACCGGTGTAGAGGAAGCCGCCGTTTTCATTGGGATCCTGCCCGTCTACCCAGTAGAGGGAGACAAATGGCATGTCCTTATTAGATGGGCCGTTCCTTTTGCTGTCATTGGGCATGACGAGCCACCACACGTCGAAGGCCATATCATAGCGCCTTGATGGGGTGTTGAACGCGTCTTGTACGTTCCTTGGCAAATGGTCTTTCCCGAACTGCTGCACGATCTGATCAGCGTTCATTTTGATTTTCCGGGCAAAGGTGTTGATGCGGTTCCCTGCTGATGTATCGATGTAGTAGGAGCCGATGGTGAATGCCTGGAAGCGGACGCCGCTCTCTGGTGATGGGAATACAGCGATAGGCGCCTGCCCAAAAGGGAACTCTGTGTAGCAGGCGTGGATGGTGTTGTAGAAGTTGGATCTGTGCAGCACGGCTTCTACGATGGCCTGCCGTTCGTCAAGAAGTCTCTCGGCTTCTATGTTTTCCTGATCCGAGGAGAAACCGAACTTGAACCACTGCCGGGAAGGCGGGGTAAGCCCTGACATGATACCGGCTGCGAAGGCCTGGTTGGCGAGCCATGCGACGCCGTTGCTGATGGCGAGGTCGCGTCTTCTGCCTTTATCTGTTTCCTCGTCAGTATCATCGAATTCTCCTAAGAAGGGGAGCTCGTAGTCTCTGATGGCTTTCCATCGTTCGATATAGGGGTTTCTTTTGTTCTTCAAGAGCTTGATCCGTGACAGGGCGGCGTGCTTGTCCGGTGCTCTGATGTTCTGTCCATCCGCCGGAAGGGCTTCCGGGGGCATGGCGCTGGCTAAGATGGTATTCATCCTAAGGTGTCCTTGCTTCCTGCATTACTCAGCAGCGTCGCAAGGCGCGTGGCTGCGAAGCCCTGTTTCTTCTTTTTCTTGTTGGCTTCTGTGTCACCGCTGTCGTCTGATACCTGAGAATTGGTTACGTCGGTGACGGTCGGATCGACTTTCTGCGCCGCCGGAACTTTTGGGGATTTAAATGGGTTTCCGCACATGGTGTCTCCTTTCAGAATAACTGGTAGTTGGTGTTGGCTTTTCCGTTCCTTTTCCGGTTGACGACGGGGACGGCAAAGGTCAGTGCTAAGGCGTCGGCGTCATTTGGCGACGGGATGCCTTCTTTTTTCATTTCGTCTTTGGACCTGAGCTGAATGCGGCCGTCCATGGTGGGTTTGATTTCTACATGGGTGAGGTCGTCTATTAAAGTCTGGTCGGCTTCGATGACGCCGCCGGTCTGGAACCATTTCTTCATAGCAAACCACATGTAGGCACGCATGTTGACGCATGACGGATCGGGGGAGGAGCCCGCAAAGGAGATAAGGTTCCACGCTCTCCCCATGGTGGTGCCAGCGGAGTAGATGCCGGTCCCGTATCCTAAATCGATGTTGACGGCTGCTGCGTGATACTGATCTTCGAAACGGGCGATCATGTTGGCTATGGTCATGTCATTGGTGTTCTTGAGGATCCTTGCCAGTTTCTTGGTGTAGAGCCCCTGACGTAGGTAGATGGAGGTGGCGTCGCCGCCGGACCATGCTGGGTCTACGCCTATGACGCAGGGGGCGAATTTGTATTGCCCTTCATGCAGGTTCCTTTGCGCTGCTTTCTTGACTAGCCCTAATGGGATGAACTGCAGGTCTGAGGCGTCCGGGAAGTCTCCGGTGACTCGGACTTTGAAGAAGTCGCTGTCCGCTCCGTAGGCTTCTTCCCACTGGGAAATCTTTGTCTTGTCTGAAAATCTGACGGATCTGGAATCTACCTGCATGGTGTGCCAGTATGGACGGAATTTATGGAAGCAGTCGTAGAATCTTCCAGTGTTTCGTGTCGGGTTCCCGAAGGCGCACCAAAGTCTTTCTGTGTTGGCGTCGTTTAGCGCACCTTCCGCGACTTCCCAGATCTTATCGTCTATGGCAGAGGCTTCGTCGAAGATGAGGATTGTTCTGTTCCCCTGATTGTGCAAACCCGCGAAGGCTTCCGGGTTGGCCACGGACCACGGGATGGCGTCGATACGCCAGTTCTTTTCCTTGCCGTCTTCGGCTGCGAAGATGGAAGTGGCGGTGACTTTGAATAAATCTCTTGCAAGGAACATGGCGTGCCATTTCATGAGTTCCGGCCATGTCTTCGTGAGGAGCTGTGTCTCTGTGTTTGCAGTGACGACGCCGCGGGTATTCTCGTGGGTGGAGATCGCCCAGAGGATGAGCCAGGATACCAAAGCGGATTTCCCGATACCGTGGCCTGATGCGACGGCTTCTTGGATGACTTTGTCCGGGGATACGTTTTCGCCTATATGCCCCAGTATTTCCTTCTGCCAGGCTTCGGGGCCGTCCTGATTGGTAAGGAGTCCTTCACCCCATGGGAAAGCCCAGTAGACGAAACTGAGGGGGTCTTTCGCCAGTCCGGCAAGGTCACTTACTATTTCGGTGTTCATTCACTCGCTCCCTCGCTTTCTTCAGCGCGTCTGTCATGCCTACGTTCCCGGAGAGCTCGACTTCCTGCTTGTCTCTCCAGTCTTTCGGTTTCCGGTTCTTCAGCCAGAAGATCCCGGCTGTTGTATCCGGAGGCAGCTCTCTTTCCACTATTCTCTCTGTTTCTGTGACTGTGCCGTCCGGGTTTTTGATTTTGGAAATGACTTTCTCCTTGACGGTGCAGCCGATCGCTTTTTTGAAGAGGGCATTCTCTACCCGGATATCGGCTATTGCCTTATTAGTATTTAGGGTGGCCGATATGGCCGGGATCTTTTTCTTCCATTCCTTCAGGGTGGAGCGGGAAATGCCAATGTTGTGCGCTATGTCTTCGTCGGTCAGTCCGTCACGTGCCCACGCGCCTAAAATCAAGAGATGATCCGGCTCTGTCCACTTCTCCCATTTCCCTTTGGCCATGCTCTCACCCCCTAAAAAACGCAAAAAGGAGCCGGTATCTTTTATCGTTGCCCGCGAGATATATGCGGGTAAAAGGTACCGGCTCCTTACGGATGCCGAAAATCTGCTGGAGATTTCATGACTATCTTACGATGGTTTGGAAGAATTGTCAAATTCTTCATCGTGAAAGTGTGTCACAATGCGCTTCATGGATATGTGCCTGTTTTGACAGCGCATGAAGTATCTCACGAGAATCCCACGTTCTCCTGCTTCGAAAACTAGCGTCTTGCCCTGGCGTCTTTTACGCAGTGATCTCTTCTTCACCGTTTCCGGAATATTCAGTTTATTGAAATCTTTCCTTGCCAGGGCTTCCGCTCGCTCTTCGATGGTCATCTCTTGATTTCTTCTACCTCCCATCCTTTGATTTTAACTCCGGCTTCATCCTTAAGCAGCTTGGCAAGCTCCTCTAAGCCGACGTATCCCTCTTCATAGCACTTGTACTGCTCCATGCAGAGGTCTACGAACTTTTCCACTCTGCCATCTTTCTTCATCAGGCTTCCGAACTTGTCATGGATGACCATAGCCGGAATAGCAAGCATCAAGTTAAAGGCCAGCTCGCAGCCTTTCTTGGTGGCTTCTTGTTTCATTGCATTGACGTCTGACTGTTTGATGGAAACCATGGGATCCTTCTTTTTGACGCCTAGCCTTCTTCTTTCCTGCCTATTCACTTTGATCCCCCTCGAATACTTACCACTTATGGATTTTCTTCAATCATTCTCATTTAGCTAAAATGGTATGTCTTCCTGCGGCCCTTTCGCCGGGAACATGCTCTCTTCTCGCTGCTCCGGTTTGGAAGGGCCGAACTGGTTAAACCCGCCGGAATTGTTTCCATAGCCATTGGAAGAGCCGCCGGATCCCTTGCTATATCCGCCGGAATAGCTTCCTCCGGATGACGCTGCGCCCTCTCCCCACTTGGGATCAGCTACGATGTCTGCTACGACTTCCATGATCCAGTGCCTCTGGCCGCTGTCGTCATCGTAGGATCTGGTATTCAGGCTGCCATGGATGTAGACGAAGGTTCCTTTCCTGCAAAAGTTGGCCACTCTTTCAGCGATGGCTCCCCAGGCAACGACATTGATCCATGCGGTCTGTTCTTTCTGCTCGCCATTCTGCGAAACATAGAGGCGACTGGAGGCGACGGTAAATGTGGCAACGGCTCTCCCTGTCTTGGTGGATCTGACGATCGGGTCTCTTGCGAGGTTCCCGGATATTTCTACGCTGTTCAATTCTTTCTCCTTTCAATCCAATTCAATTCAATCCAATTCGCGGAAAATCGAAAAATCTATCATTCTTCATTTGCCCGCTCATTGCTTGACTCCTGCTCACCATCTTGGCTCGTTTTAAAAAGGTTTTGTTCTCTCCGCTCGCCGCCGATGTAAAGCGCCGCTTCATCATAGATTTTCTTCATGATGCGGAGCACGTTATCAGTCGGAGTGATGTCTTCGATCGTGCTGAACCGCTGCGTGGTAGGGCTGCCTTTGAGGCGGAACCGCCCGCCCAGCCGCACTCCTTTTAGCGCCCCGGATTTCTTATCCCGCTTTGGCACTACTTTCTCCACCGCGAAAATGGCCTGTACCGGTTTCTCGGGTCTATAGTCCCCTGCCATGTCGGTATAGTAAAGGCTCATCGCCGCCATAGCGGTTCTAAATTCTTCCCTCGGCTGCTCTTCACACGTGAACGTTTTCACACCATCCGCATCGACATAACTGATGGAAGCACTGCTGTTATTCAGCTGGATACTTTGGAATTGGATTTCTCCCGCCCACAGGTTTCTGCCCTCTTTACTCTCGAGCAGGTTTTGAATTTGGTTTCTTAGGCGCTTGTCTAGCTCTCTCGGATTCTCTTCTTCTGTCATTCTGCTTTCTCTCTTTCTTCGGCTTCTTTGCATACTTGTTCCCGGAAGTATCCGCTATGCAGGCTGAGATACCACCCGGTCCAAAATTCGATCTCGATTTTCCGTCTTTGACTAATGGGTTCTCTCTTGCACCAGTAGAGATGGTGCTGCGGGTGGTCTTTCCTTTTGGTTTCAAGTTTCTTGGCTTTGAAGGCTTTCCTTGTCCCCCGGAATGTTCTGCCTATGAATTTTTGAATGATCATGCGTGCATCGTGCTTTCTCATTCGATCCCCCATGTGACTCCCTTTTTCATGCATGTTTTGCAATATTTTTCTCCTCCTTTCGCTCGGAAGATGGCACCGCCCCTGGGACAGATCTTACTCATTTTTTCTCCCTCGCTTTTTCTTCTTGGGAATTTCTACATACCTTGCGATCTGCATGGGATATCCCCACTCGGTGTAGGTGTTCGTGACATCTATCAGGGTGAAGCCATTTTTAGCGGTGGGTCTTTCTCTCCACTTTTTTGACTGGATCGTCTGATAACGGACTTCTGGCTTCTTAAGGTTTCTGGAGGCGACGTATCTCACTTTCTGCTTTCCTTCTCTTACCGTGATATTGGACTCTTTCGTGAAGTAGGCGGAAAGTTTCTTAGCGTCTCTTTCTTCTCCCTGGTATTCGATGATGTCATAGGCGCTTAGTTTGGAGTGTCCCCATGCATTTCGAAGCTCCTGCTGTTCCAGGACTTTGTTCACAAGGATGTGATGATGAATTCTTTTCCCCTTGTATTCCGTGGTGTAGATGTAGCGAAGTTCCTGTCCGGCTTTCTGGTAGCGTCTCCGGAGTCTCTTGATGTAGTTCGTGAGATAGCGGATGGCTTCCTCATAGTCTTTCGGTTCTTTGGCATAGGTCAAGGTGATGTACTGATCTCCCTGCTTGAAGTTGGTGAGGATCAGCTCCTTCAGGTGCCTCACTGCTCTTCTTGCATTCACTTTGGCCACGGCTTCCGGGGTCTTACTGCAATTCTTGATACGTGTCTTCTTCCCTCCCAAGCGGCAGGTGTAATACTTCTCTTCTACCCTTCCTCCCGGGTAGGTGAAAATACGTTTTCGATACGGCATCGGTCCTCCAAATAATAGCCTTAACAAGGGGGCAAAGGGGACGGAAAATCCCCTTTGTGCCTTGCTTTTCTGGACTTTTTATGAAGGGCGTGATATACTCTCATATAGAAAAACGTGAATTTATCTTTCACCCTTCGCCGCCTGTTCCCGCAGGCGGCTTTTTCGTGTACAAACATTTCCCGTTGCTGGCCGCTGTCATTGGCACATGGTATTCACATGTTTCACAATGTTCTTCACAGACGGCCGCTTTTTCATAAGGGCAATGGCAGGTGTGCTTCATACTCCTATGACATACAGGGCAGATGGTATTGTCTTCTCTTAGTATTTGAAGCCTGGTCTTTTCTCTGGCAAGCAGTTCTTCCGGATCTTCTTGATACGGGTAGCTTCTGCAGTCTGGTATAGGGCTGTCAAACTTGCTTCTCTTTCTTCGTGCCATGCCTTGACCTCCTTGCTCGCCAGATACTTCTGGGCGATTTTCTGCCATTCTTTATCCACACTCCCGAATCCGTTGTGAAATAAATAGAAGTGGGTCTTCGGGTCTAAGGTGATGAGGTTCTCTGCGATGTCTTCTCCGCCGGAAGCTACCGGAATGACGTGGTGGACGTGGGTTCTCCCCGCCGGATACGGGACGCCCAGCATTCTTTCGTAGACATCCCAGAGGTCTCTATCCCGGAGGCGGACAATCTCAAAGAGCTTGTACCTCTTATTTTTCGACAGACGGATCATCTTCTGCCTCCGGCTTCCCTCTTTTGGAGATTCTTCTTACCATGCCGCTTTCCTCTTCAGCAGGCGGATCATCTTCCGTCTCTTTTGGGATCAGGTCATCGATCTCTCCCGAGAGCCCCTTCTCACCGACTTCCTCTTTGATTTCGTCGATAAGATGCTGCGTCAGCGCTCTCAGAAGGCAGGTCTGTCTGGTGTATGGGTTCTTTCCCTGTTCTCCATAGGCTTTGATCACTTGATGGGCACACACCACCAGAGATTCTTCGTTGTTGATGCCGATGCGCATTTCTCCGTTACCATCTTTTGTAATGAGCAGGATGCAGTCGTCACATTCGGTTTCCTTTTTGATTTCCTTGATCTTTCTGTCGATGTATTCTTTGATTTCTTTCTCAGTCATTTCTACCCTTCATCTTTCTACGAAGCTCGTTCCCCGGTCCTTTGTCCAGGGCTTCGTGAATCATCTGGTCCAATGTCTTCTTGCTGTATCTTTCGCGGCAGTCCATGTGTGTCGTCACAAGGCGACCGCCTATCTTTTCCATCATTTCTTTTCCTCGCGGGATGGGTTTCCCGCAGCGTGCGCAGTAGTAGATCATCAGAGTGCACCCGCCTCTGTCAGAGCAATCAGCTCCTTCAGTAAAGAGACGCGGGCTCTATGCCACTCGGCACCGGCATCTCGCTCCTCCTTCATGTAATCGTTCGCCAGATCAATCTCATGCCTTTTCATCGCCTTGAAGCGTTCTACAAGCTCCGCTTTCGTGTATGTGTCCTGCATGCTCTTTCCTCCTTCCCGTAAACGCCGGTGATGCCAGTAGTTCTTTCGATTTCTTTCAGGCTCTCTTTCAGGGCGCTGATGTAGCCTGCGTGCCAGAAGTAATCTTTGGTTCTTCCTTCGTGGTCTGCATTGTCCGCTCTGGCCTGTTCTTCATAAAGCTGCCTTTTGATGTGCTTCATGAATTCAATAATGATGCCTTCGTCAATCATGTTTCTTCTCCAACATTCGGGCGATATGCTCCGCTGCCATGGAGGGATCCAGCCCGGTTTCTTTACAATATTCCTTGATGAGTGCGGCAGCTGCCATGATGGTCCACTTGGGGTCTTGGTCTGACTGGTCAATGGACACATGACACAGCTGCTCTCCGATCATCCAGAGCTTAACCCAGCAGCCTCTCATTGGCTTTCACCTCGATCTCGATGGTCGGCACGATGCCGTAGTTTGGATCTTTCGTATCAGTATCATTCCCATAAAGCCCGCCGACGATCAGCTCTTCGCCTTCTTCGCTGAGCTCCAGATTCCCTTTGAATCCTTCATAGTATTCGTTTCCCTCTGTATCGAAGACGTAGATCCACTGGTCTTCCATGGGGATGAGTGCCAAGATATCGTTCAGCGTTGTCATTGTGCCACCGCCATAAGGAGTGTGTATGCCGCGGCGCACAACAGCGTCAGCGGATAGATCGCCACTTCCTTCCAGAACCTCTGGCGTGCGGCGCCGGGGTCATATTTCTTCACGTCTACTTGAGAGGCGAGAGCCGCGGTTCTCGCTTCTTCTTGCTCACGGGCCTCCAT